AATAATGGAGCCTGGTGAAATGTGTTGGATTCCTCGTGGTACATACCATAGGATAATACCTTTACAATCAAGGGTTGCATTATCATTTGGAGTGGAAGAAGAACCGGAGCCATCTACCTATGCCTGATTGTAATATGTTTGAAAACCATATGATGATTGGTATTGATGGTAGTCGTAGAGCTTGTTGTAGATCTTCAGAACAATTATTTGGTAAGTCACATAAGATTCAATCTACAAGCGAAGAAGAATATCAAAATCTTCCATTAACTCGTGAAATGAAATCAGTTATGAGGTCAGGTGAATGGCATAAAGTTTGTACTAGGTGTTTAAGGGAAGAATCTCGAGGTCTTACATCAACTAGACATTTTGCAAATATAGATTTTAGTGGCCGTCCTGGAGTAATAGAATATTTAGAATTTACTATATCAAATAGGTGTAATCTTGCTTGTAGATCATGTAGTCATACACTTAGCACTACTTGGCAAGATCATATTCATAATAATCCGTGGTACCCTATACCAAGTAAACATGTAGCTAAACTTCATGAAATGGATTTAAATACAATACTTAAATGGATGGAAAATAAAGACTGGAATCACGTCAGATATGTTAAGATAGCTGGTGGTGAACCAATGATGTCTAAGAAGTTCTTTGATTTTATTGATTGGCTTATAGAAAATAATTATGCAAAAAATATCATTCTTATATTCATAACTAATGGAACATTCTATTCTGATAAAATAGTTGATAAACTAAAGAGATTTAAAAGAATTAGTTTACAAATAAGTTGTGAAGGAACTGGAAAATTAGACGAATATATTCGAAACGGTACAGTTTGGGATAAAAAACAAAAAAATATTGAAAAATGGATAGAGTCTGAGGTGTCTATTCCAAATGTCAATCATGTTTTACAGGCATATAACTATCATAATATAGCTAACTTTGAAAAATGGGCTGAAAATATCGGCTTTGTAAAATTTAATCCAATATTCATAGCAACTCCATCTTGGCTTACAATAGATGCTTTACCACCAAAATATGTTAATGAGCATATATTTCCAATGTTAGAATCGAAACCTAAAACTAAGATGTTTTCAAATAGACCGGAAATAAAATTTTCATATCGCTTCAACGAAGATTTGTTTAAAACATTTGTTGGTTGGACTAAACAAACTGATAAATTATTCGGTAAAAACTTAAAAGACGTAGTTCCTGAATTAGGAAAATTAATTTACAAATAGCTGTTTACATTTACTAAAAACTGTGGTAGTATTATAAATATAATCGGATACTGCGGAAGCGGGTCCATCTACAACCTTACTTTAACTAGGAGGTCATAAAAATGACACACACTGTAAATTTTCCCCGCGGAGCTTTCGTGGGTTTTGATCGAATCTTTGACGATCTTGAGCGGATGACAAATCAGCACAAACATGATCGTTATCCCCCTCATAACGTGGTCCGGAATACTGAAGACGAGTATCTAATCGAGCTCGCAGTGATTGGTTTCAAAGAGAAAGATATTGAGATCAGTACACATGACGGTATTCTCACAGTGAAGGGGAATAGGGAGCAAAGGCGCGACCAAGACTTGTACGTCCATAAAGGAATCAGTGGTCGTAAATTCGAGAGGTCTTTTAGACTTTCAGAATTTGTAGAAGTCACTGGAGCTGATCTAGCGGATGGTTTGCTTACAATTCATTTGAAGCGTATCGTTCCAGAAGAGAAGCGTCCCCGTATCATTTCAATTAACGGGGAACAAACAAATGGCACAAGTTCACAACTTCTTAACGAAACTGCTTCGTAACATCGAAGTGGTTCAAACTGCTCGAGCAAAACGTCAAATCAAAGCATTAGGATACCTGCAAAATGTTGACTAAGGCACTTGATTGGTGGCGCTGGCAGATGCTTACGCCTGAGGAAAAATACCTTATGCGTTCGGTAGACACCTGCGATCTCGAGTATCGCCAAAAGAAATTAGTATATGGTTATAGGCCACGCTAATTAAACCTAAGGAGAGGGCATCCCGCCCTCTCCTACAAGGAAAAACAAATGTTAAAAATTTACAACACAGAGGACACAGATATGAAAAACCCATATGAAATTCGATTAGACGTATTAAAAATGGCTAAGGAAATGCTTGATAAGCAATACGAGGCCAACCTTCAAATTGCTAAAGATACTATTGCCTTTGCTAAAGAAGCTGGTAAACCATACGGCAACTTTGATTCGTATATTCCAGAAATGTATAAACCAGAAAGTGTTATGGAAAAAGCTCAAGAGTTATATCAGTTCATTATTAAAAAGGACTAATATATAACTTGTAATGAGTTATCCTTCTGAAACATTTTGTGCTTTACCTTGGATGCATTTGTCTACTCGACCCAATGGACACATGAGGGTTTGTTGTACGGCAAATGCATCTGGTGTAGCTGTAAATAAAGAATCAACTAATAAGAGCGTATCAGAGGCTGGTGTTCTTCGTCGTGATGACGGGAAACCAGCCAATCTTGCTACTACTGGCCTCATGGATTCGTGGAACAACGAGTACATGAAAGGCGTACGCCGTATGATGTTGAATGGAGAAAAACCACAATCCTGTATGAAATGCTTTAAGGAAGAAGAAGCAGGACATAGATCAAAAAGGATATGGGAAACAGATAAATGGATAAAGGAAATTGGCATTGAAGATATCATCGCTGATACGAAGGAAGATGGGTCTGTCCCCGCTCGCATTCGATATATTGATCTTCGCCTTGGTTCTAAATGTCAGTTGGCCTGTGTTATGTGTTCTCCACATGACTCGAGTACATGGGTAAAAGAACATAGAAAAATATGGCCAACACTTGAGAACGCTAATTTAAAACACAATATGACGTGGGAGAAAGACAGCGGTAAGCTGGCTTGGGCAGGTGGTGCTTATAATTGGCATAAGAAAAACGATACATTTTGGGAAGAACTTAATTCACAACTACCGTACCTAAAACAACTGTATTGGGCAGGCGGTGAAGCACTTATCATGGACGAGCACTATGATTTCTTACAAGAGATTATAGATCGTGGATATGCTTCACAAATTGAACTTAGATATAACTCAAATGGATTGGAATGGCGTGATGACTTATTTGATTTGTGGTCTAACTTTAGGCGTGTTATCTTTCACTTCTCAATTGACGACATTGAGAAAAGACTCGAGTTCGTTCGTTACCCAAGTGATTGGAATAATGTTCAGCGTAGTATTCACGCTCTGGACAGCTATCCTCATTCTAACCTCACCTTAACCACTGCATGGACAGGTATGGCTATCAACCTGTTCTATCTTCCTGAGTTTATTAAATGGAAGATGACATCAGGGTTTAAAAATCTCAATCGATATCCTGCTGGTGCAGGTGTATTCTCATGTCATCTTGCCTATTGGCCACCACAATTAAATGTCAAGGTGTTGCCAGATTTTATGAAGAAACAGGTGAGAGAAAAAATATATGATGATCTTATCCCTTGGATGGAAACAAATTGGGAACTTATTTGTGGAGAAACTGATTATCAGACATGGAGATCAGATCCGTATGGGATTAAAAGGATTGAAGGTTTGGTTAGCTTTATGGAAGCTGAAGATTGGAGCAATAGGTTACCAGAGACTGCCGAGTGGTGTTATAAAGTTGCTGAGCACCGAGGCATCGACTTTGGTGAAGTTTATCCAGAATATGAATGGCTGGAAATGTATTTTTAGGGTTTACAAAAGCTTCTCGATAGTGTATAATAGTACTTCAATGTGGAGGTATCATGCAGTTTTACACATCGGTTGACCGTTACGGTTCTAACATTCTCTATCGCGGCTATAATGAGAATGGCGTAGCAGTCAAGACAAAATACAAATTTTCACCAACTCTATATGTACCATCCAGTGAAAATCAAGGCTGGAGTACTCTTGGTGGACAATCTGTCGCACCTATAAAATTCGATACCATGCGCGAAGCTAAAGAATATGTTGAAATGTATCGTGATGTCACGAACTTTCAGATCTTTGGTAACGAACGTTATATCTCTCAGTTTATTCAAGACAAGTTTCCGGATGAAATTAAGTTTGATCCATCCTTGGTAAACATAGTCAATATCGATATCGAGGTTGCGTCTGACGAAGGATTTCCATTTCCTGAGGATGCCAAACATCCTATCATTTCAATTGCACTTAAATCTTCGAAATCGAGCATGGTCCGTGTATGGGGCCTAGATGATTATAGTTCCAGTGACAATGAACTTGGACTAAACTTCGATGATATTCTATATGTCAAGTGTAGATCCGAGGAACAACTTCTCGTCAAGTTCATGAAATATTGGACTGAAAATTATCCTGACATTATTACTGGCTGGAATACACGATTCTTTGATATTCCTTATCTCATTAATCGTATCGTAGTACTTGGCCATCCGGACGCAGCCAAACGTATGTCACCGTGGAATATGGTTGAGGCTGGCACAATAACACGTAACGGAAGACAAGATCAATTCTATCGTATTACTGGTATTCAACAGGCAGATTATCTTGAACTCTTTCGTAAATTTGGATATACCTACGGTGCTCAGGAATCCTATCGTCTCGATCACATAGCGTATGTGGTTCTAGGCGAGAAGAAGTTATCCTATGAGGAATATGGCAACCTCTATACGCTGTACAAAGAAAATCACCAAAAGTTTATTGACTACAATATTAAAGACGTGCTCTTGGTTGATCGCATCGAGGAGAAGATGGGGCTAATCCAACTAGCCATGACTATGGCCTATAAAGGCGGTGTTAATCTAACTGACACGTTTGGTACAACTGCGATATGGGATTCAATTATCTATCGTGAGTTGATCAAGGATCGTATCGTTCCTCCTATTGGTCAAGTTGCTCCTAAGAATCCAGACTATATGACAACTACTGGTAATGACTCATTTGCCGGTGGTTATGTTAAGGATCCACATGTTGGTAAACATGACTGGGTAGTATCATTTGATTTAAATTCACTTTACCCAAATATTATTGTCCAATATAATATGTCGCCTGAGACTCTGGCTTCTGGTCTTTTACGTTCCGGCGTTGATTTTTGGATGAATAACAAACCAGAAGCACCAGGTTATGCTATAGCTGCCAATGGTACGGTATATACCCACGAACGGCAAGGTATTATTCCTCGTATTGTTAAAGACTATTACGAAGAACGTACAGTCATCAAGCGTAAGATGCTTGACGCCAAGCAGAGGTATGAGTCCGAGAAATCATACGAGATTGAGAAAGAAATATCTCATCTCGAAAATCAGCAGATGGCAATTAAGATCCTACTGAACTCAATGTATGGTGCTCTTGGCAATAAGTACTTTCGATACTTTGATGTGTCTATGGCTGAGGGTGTAACCCTTACCGGTCAGATGACGATCAAATGGGCAGAACGTACTATGAACGAGGCCATGAACAAATTGCTCGACACTGATAAAGATTACGTTATTGCTATTGATACCGATTCTATATACGTTAACTTTGGTCCACTTGTTGATAAGCTATCACCAAAGAATCCTGTCCAGTTTCTCGATAAAGTTTGTCAAGATCACTTTGAACCTATTATGACTAAATCGTATGACGATCTATTTAAACACATGAATGCCTATGAGAATCGTATGGTCATGGCTCGTGAAGTTATCGCAGATCGTGGCATATGGACTGCAAAGAAACGATATATTCTTAATGTCCATAACTCCGAAGGTGTACAATACGCTGAGCCTAAACTCAAGATGATGGGTATCGAGGCTATTAAGTCTTCAACACCTGAAGTATGTCGTGATAAGTTCAAGGATATATTCAAGCTTTTGGTGAGTGGCACCGAAGAACAGGCTCAAGACTTTATCGCCAACTTTAAACGCGAGTTTTCCAGCCTTCCGCCCGAGCAGGTCGCGTTCCCGCGCGGGGTTACTAAAGTGACGGATTGGAAAGATCGCAAGACTGTGTATAAGAAAGGTACTCCTATTCACGTACGAGGTTCTCTTATTTACAATAAGATGGTTGTTGAGAATTCTCTTGACCAGAGATATGAGCAAATCAAAGATGGTGAAAAGATCAAATTCTGTTATATGCGTATGCCTAATCCTGCTCGTGAAAATGTAATCTCATTCCCGTCGTACTTGCCACCTGAGCTCAAGCTACATAAATATGTGGACTATAATAAACAATTCGAAAAAACTTTTATTGAGCCACTCACGTTGATACTTGATGCTATTGGTTGGAGTGCTGAGGCTAGATTTGACCTTGAAGAAATCTTTGGATAGTTTACTTTCAAATGCTGGTGTGGTATAATATACAAAATGGAGATATAATATGAGTACAGATTGGGTACGTGACATCAGTGCGATGCACCTAAAGATGGGAGTTCATGGTTGGCTCCGTGATAATCAAAGACTACGCAAACATGGCACGCCGGCTGAGAAAGAAGAAGCCAAAGAAGTCATGAAAAAGTTCCTTGAGTTTCGAATGAAGTTCCTTGATGAGGAGCTTAATGAAACTAAAAAAGCAGTGGCAACAAATGATCCAGAAGAAATCGTAGATGGTCTTATCGATCTATGCGTTGTTGCTATTGGTACGCTTGATGCCTTTGGTATAAATGCACATAAAGCTTGGGCTGAGGTTCATAGAGCTAATATGAGTAAAGAACCTGGTGTCAAGGAATCAAGACCTAATCCACTTGGATTGCCTGACCTAATTAAACCTGAAGGTTGGGTTGCACCAAGCCATAAGGGTAACCACGGTGATTTCAGCAACATTATTTAAAAATATCTTTGATAATAAAACCCATCGTAAATTGGAGCTTTCAGACTTTGATAAGTTTGAAGAGCTTCTTTTTGCTTTGTCTAATGTGAATAGAAAGGGTAAAAAAGATGCTGAACTTATTTCGCCAGCTATATACAAAGCTAACACAACTAGGGCCAACGACAATGTCACTGCTTGGTCAAGTTGGTGTGCTATTGATGTTGACGATTTTACTTTTGAGGGAAATCTAAGAGATGAACTCCGCAACAGATTTGGTGATTATCGGTATGTGTGTTATTCTACCGCTAGTAGCACACGTGATCTACCGAAGTTTCGTCTTGTATTCCAGCTTACAGGAGAGGTTGAAGCGGTGCGAATCAAACATTTCTGGTTTGCCCTCAATACAAATCTCGATCAACTCGGAGATCGACAGACTAAAGACCTCAGTCGCATGTACTATATACCAGGTAGGTACGCTGGTGCTTATAACTTCTTTTTCACTAATAGCGGTAAGCCTATTGATCCTGACGAAATGATGGCTAAAGTTCCTTATGTTGAGAAGACTGGTAACTCATTTCTCGATCGATTGCCTGATAATATGAAAGCTCAGGTTATTCAATATCGTAAGGACAAGATGCAAAATACTAGTTTCAGTTGGACTGGATATCATGACTGTCCGTTTTTTCCAAAGAACCTAGCCATAGAATATCGCACTATATCTAATACAGGTTGGTATCACAAGATGTATCAGATTATGGTTGCCATTGCTGGAAATGCT